GCCGAATACGCCGCTTTTGCTAACATCTCCACTCTTGACGAGTTTGAGAAGTTTAAAGCTTCAAAGAAAGGATGATATTATGGGCAAGACAAACTTCGACATAGTTGAGGCTAATTCGTTTATTGGGCCTGATGGTCCTATAACGGGTGAAAGTAGTCCTGTGACTATCCCAAACCCCCTTGAGGTGAATATCATTGGTAATGTTACTGGTAATGTTACTGGTGATGTTACTGGTAATCTTACCGGGAAGATTGTTGGTACAGCTATCGACCTGGATGATGCTACTGCAACGGATTCCGTATCCGAATTTGACCCGGACGAGTTTGCTGCTGTTGTGGCTCTCGTGAACGCCTGCAAAGCAAAGATAAACAGCATTATCGTCGAGGTCGGAGACTAAGAAAGGAGATTAAAACATGGGCGCTAAATATATATATTCACTAGATAATTCACAGCCAATGACTGTGAAAATTACTACCAATGCTGCCGTTGTAGAAGGCGATATATTAGCAATTACTTCAGGCCTTGTTGAACCATTGTCTGCTGCAGACTCTGATATAATCGGTATTGCAATGGGCGATGCTGCTTCTGGGGCTGAAGCTTCAGTACTTTTGTTAGGGCCAATGTCTGTTATTAGAGTTCCTTTTGCAGGTTCTACCAAGAAAACATTGGCTGATGCTGATAGATTTGGAACTTTGTTTGATTGGGATGCTACTAATAAGGTCTTAGATTTAGATGATACGAATGGTGGGGTATTCGCTGTAGTAAATTATGTCAATGAAGATGCTACTGCTGGAACAGGTACTGCAGATGTTGTTATAAATGCTGCTAAACTGTGGACCGCATAAAAGAAGGGAGATAAACTATGTCATTACAATCAGTCAATTTTCAACAATTACTAGAACCTAAGTTCAGGAAACTCTTCTTTGAAGCTTATTCAGAAATTCCTGAACAGTACAGTAAAATATTTTCTGTAAAGAAATCCAAGAAAGCGAAAGAATACGATTACCACGTATCTGGAACTGGAAAATGGGAAGAAAAACAACCATCCGGTCCTATCGCTGAGGACACTATAGAACACGGACAGGAAGTTACTTATATCCACAAATCATACGCAAAGATGATTTCTGTGGAAAGAGAACTTGCTGACGACGACCAATATAATGTTATTGAGAAACTTCCTAAATCTTTAGGACGTGGATGTCGTGTTACAGTAGAAGAGACTGCAATCTCTGTAATTAATAATGGTTTTACTACCAATGGCTATGATGGAGTACCATTGTTTGATGACGAACATCCATTGTTAAGAGGTGGTACTGCTAGTAACTTATTAACTGGCGCTGCTTTAAGTGATTCTTCATTAAAGCTTGCTATAGCTGCTATGAAAACTCAAACCCTTACCCAAGAAGGATTTAAAATGCAAGCTAATGCTAAGCAACTTATAGTTCACCCTGATAATGAGTTTAACGCATTGACTATCCTTAATTCAGCATTACAAGCTGGTACTGCTAACAATGATAAGAATGTTATTAAGAATAGACTTAGCTGCGTAGTTATGGACTATTTAGACGACTCAGATGCTTGGTTCTTGAGAGACCCAAGACTGTCTGAAACTAACTTCTTCTGGAGAGTTAAACCTGAGTTCAAAGCTACTGAAGTATTTGATAACATGGTTGCCAAATATCGTGGCTACTGCCGCTTCTCCGTTGGTTATTCTGACTGGAGAGGCTGGATGGGAAATCCAGGAGCTTAATGATTAAGGAGGGTACTTGTTATGAAAGGTAAGCAATTACTTAACCAACTTTCAGAATTCGGTGACGATGTAGTTGAAAGTTCTGTTCGTACTTGGATTGACATGGCCCAGAAAGAAGTCGCGCTGGACCTTCCGGTAGTTCAAACGATAACAACTAATAATGTAGTTCAAGGAACCACAGTTCCTGTGGCCACTGGTATACTCAATGTACTGTCAGCTTTCGATGAGGATGGTGAGTACCCTCTTACAAACATTCAAATTAAACCAGCCTCTCTAGTTTTTCTAGAGCCGGCTGGTTTTGTTACAGTTACAATTACTACGGGTGTACCAGATTATACAAATATGACTGAAGAATTAACTATCCATCCATCACTTCACTCTGCTGTAATATATTACTTAATCAGTATGTATTATGATAAAGAAGGTGAAGGAGATGATGAAGAGAGTGGTTTAGCTGAGAGATTTTATCAAAGATGGCTTTATTATAAAAACTTAGCTATAGCTAATCTTAGTGGTACTAAACATGGTGAAGATAATATGAGTCCAGTAGATACTTTGGATGTAATGCCAAGGCCTTCTAGCCGTATAAAGAGGGAGTCATATTATGAGTAAGAAGAAAATGATAAGTTTTACTAATTTTAATAGAGGTATTAATAATACCTCTTCTTACGATGAATTAGAGCCATCAGAATTAATAACGGCTATAAATATTGATTTACAAGCTAGAGGTGGATATACTAAACGAAAAGGGTGTTCTGTTTATAAGACATTAGAAGACGTAAATACTCCTATATCTTGTTTAATAAATTATCCTGAGAAACCACTCTTAGTTACTGATAAAAGCTTACGAGATTTTAACAATAATGTAATAACTTTATTACTAAAATCTAACAATATAGCTTATGAATTTTTTACTAACTCTAAATTGTATTTATTAGATGGTGAAGAGTATTGGGTTTACGATGGTACTACTTGTGTGGCTGTTACTCCGGCAGAGGGATCAGATTTAACTCCTATAAAGCGGTGTACTAGACTCATACAAAGAGGTCAAAGAATGTTTGCATTGGGTGACCCCCAGAACCCTAACTATTTATATTTTTCTGAGATTGGTGACCCAACTAATTTTAAAGCTTCATCTATTGTAAAAGCAGTTACAGATGATAATGATAAGTTAACTGATTTAATGTTATTCTCAGACTCATTACTTGCTTTTAAAGAAAGAGAGATATTTAGATGGACTGGTTGGGATCCCTCTACTGATGTTGAATTTAAGCCTCTTGATATAGGGCATGGTGCAATACCAGGGACTGTACAGGTATCTGAAGACTATTTGCTATTTGCGGATAAGGAGGGAGTATTCTGTTTAAATACTGTGGAAGATAGATTGATTAAGTCTTATTATGTGTCCAAGAACATTGAAGATATATACAAAACCTTAACTAATCTTGACAAAATGAGGTCTATTGTATACAAAGGTAATTATTATCTTGCTTGTTGCGATAATGGTACAGGAAAAAATAATCTTGTTTTAAAGGCCTCTTTAGGTATGGCTTATAACAGTTCAACTGGAGAGGGTGTAAGTAAGCTACTATTTCCGTGGGTTATATATAAAGGATGGAATGTAGCTGATTGGATAGAAGGTGATGATAATGAGTTATACTTTGGCTCATCACTCACGGGTATAATATATAAAGCCTTTGATGGCTTAAATGATGTTGATGAGCCTATATACTCTGAAGCTACTCATTATTTAAAATTAGAAGATGCTGTAGTTGTTAAAAAACTTAAAAAATTGTTTCTAATAGCTCAACAAGATGAGTTTCATGGCTGTACTATTAGACTTGACATAGAAGCTGGTTATAATAAATTCGCTATGGATATATCTGTC